GTTCGCGCACCATGGACCACCCATGTTTAGCTCCCAAAAACACGGGGGCCGAGCCACCGAATCTCACATCCTCCAACACGAAGGCAGGACGCTCAAGTAACACCTCGTGGCCACAGCTCTCTAGAATGGCATTAGAAAACCCTTCCAGCACGGGCTTCGATTCGGCCGCCTCAACAAAGACGAGCACATTGTCACCATCCACAAGAACGTCGAATTTGGAAAGCGCGAATGTTCTCAACGCAGAAACAACCTCAACGAGAAAACACAAAGAATTCCCCATCCCCGTGTTGAAGTCGCCGCTTGCGCGTCCACCATCGCGTCCAAACTTCGCCCCACAAGAAGTTGTGCCACGCAGTTCCAACTGCTTAGAAAGAAGAAACCCCAGCCTCCTGTCGCCGGGAAACGCTGCAGCATAGACAGCGTGCTCCTTCTCCAAAGCCGCTGGACCAACGTGGGCCTCAAACGCCTTGCCATCTGCCTCGAAGCAAACGCACCTCGAAAAGGAAGCAAACTTCCTCCTGATCAGGTTGGCGCGCTGCCTCTGGTTCAACCCTTTTGCAACGAGTCTTGAGCCGTCAAAACCTAAAACGGAACCGTTGAGCCTTCCCCACAGCCAATGCTCAAACGGCTTCAAACGGGATGCCACCTCCAGATTGTATCGAGGAGATCTGGGATAAATCAGCCTGGGCTTCATGGCTTTGCCTGGCACCCTGTTCTTCTCCGTCTTGAGGAACGCCCTGATGGTCCAATCCTGGTGCGTTGAAAGACCATCTTCCTCAAGTGACCTCGCGGCCTCTAGGTAACGTCGCCGGAGAGTTCCTGAATAACTCTCGGCAGTAGCTCTCCACGAGAGAGCGCCGTCTCTGTATCTGCGAGCGAACCTGATGAGTTCGCCCCAAGCTATCTCAGACCTAGCAGACACAGGCCCAAAAACTTGAGCAGGCACCTCCCCCATTGACCGCATTGCAAGTGCGGTCACCTCGTTGTGCGGACAAGGACGGTTACAAACCGGCACAAAAGCCCCTTGCAAAGGCGCTCTGTAAGCCGTCCACATCTCCCTTTTGATCTCACAGCAGGCAGCCCAATCCACCTTCCTGGTGTCTAGGACACCGGTCACCACGGGGGGCGGAGACCCCCAGCAGAGACCTGGAATGCGAACTGGGCCCCCCTACTGTGAGG